GGCGCGTGTTTGAGGATGGCAAGGAGTATCTGACCAAGCACGTTCAGATCAACGTGCCGTGTCGCGGCGAGAAGACCGGATCGGACTGGAGCATGGTCTGCGAAGGCACACTGCGCTTGGATCGGGACACGTCTACTGCTATAATCGAGCCGTAAGGAACCGCTCATGAGTAACCGTTGGCCCGGTGGCCTGATCCGCAAGACGCCCGTCACGCCCGCTGGCCCGTTCCAGAGCGGCGCGGCTCCCGGCGTGTGGACGCTTGCCGAGGCGGCCTTCTGGACGAAGCAGGGGCTGTGGCCGATTGCGGGGAACATTGAGACGGGTACGTTTGCGATCTTTGCGCTAGGTTGTGCTGGAAGCAGGGTCACCACCCGCGATAAATACACCTATTCTGGTTGCGCCGTTAGCGCAGGTGGAGCAGCTACGGTGGCTTCGACCCAAAGCTCTGCGGCTGGGAACAGCGCCGTAGGTATTTTTGCATTGGGAAGGACAACTTGCGTGTCAACCACCCGCAACAAATACACCTACTCAGGCTGTGTTGTCAGCGCAGGGGGCGCTGCTACGACGGCTTCGGCCCAAGGCTCTGCGGCTGGGAACAGCACGATAGGCATATTTGCATTGGGTAGTGCCGCTTGCTTTACCCGCCTCACCACTCGCAACAAATACACTTACACAGGTGACGTTGTCGCGGCAGGCGGCGCGGCAACAACGGCGTCGCGTCTTGGTTCCGCCGCAGGTAACAGCACTACCGGTATTTTTGCGTTGGGGCTCACGTGCGCAGCTTCCACAACCCGCGACAAATACACATATTCAGGCTGCGTGGTCAGCGCTGGCGGTGCCGCTACGGTGGCTTCATACGGAGGTTCTGCCGCTGGTAACGGCACAGTCGGCATTTTTGCACTAGGATTTGTGTGTTGCTCCCGTTCCGTCACCCGCAACAAATACACATATTCAGGCGACGTTGTTAGTGCGGGTGGGGCGGCTACGGCGGCTTCGTATTATGGTTCTGCCGCTGGTAGTAGCACGCTTGGCATTTTTGCACTTGGGCTTGCACCCAGCGCAGTCACCACCCGCAACAAATACACATATTCAGGTGACGTTGTAGCTGCAGGCGGCGCGGCAACAACGGCGTCATCTTTTGGCTCAGCCGCATCCAACGGCACAACCGGCGTGAACATGTAAGGAGACCCCATGATCGAGCAGCTCATCAGCCGGGTCTTCTACGCCCGCAACCTCGCGCACTACGAGCACTGGCGCACGAAGAGCTACGCCCAGCACAAGGCGCTGGGCAAGTTCTACTATGGCGTCATCGAGGCGCTCGACGCGCTGGTCGAGGCGCATCAGGGCCTCAACGGCCTGATCGGCAGCATCCCCTCGCCGACCGACACCAAGGGCGACAGCCTGAAAATCCTCAAGGCCGACGCCGAGTGGATCGAAGCCAACCACGAAGAAATCTGCGGAGGCAACCGTGCGGTCGCGAACCTCATCGACAACGTCACGGGCATCTACCTCACGACGATCTACAAACTCGAAAACCTCAAGTGACGCGGTGATGAGCCCCGAGATCCTCACCGTCAAGCTGGAGGCGCTGCACAGCGACGTGTCCGACATCAAGTCGGCGCTCGACAAAGTCTCCGAGGCGATCACCAAGCTGGCGCTCGTCGAGCAACAGCAGAACCAGATCGCCTCGTCACTGGAGCGCGCCTTCAAGGCGATCTCCAAGCTAGAGGATAGGCTCGTTTCGCTTGAGCAGGCTACGCCAACCGTCACTGAGACGGCCAAGTGGGTCGACCGCGGTCTGGTCGCCCTTGCCGGCGCCGGCGCAGTCCTCCTCGGCAAGACATTCGGTTTAGGCTGACGCTGTTATTCCGGCGCGGTCGTGATATAAGGGGCCGTCATGGCTACTACGATGACCTTCACGACGCTCCAGCAGGACGTGCGGCGCTACCTCGAGCGCGGCTCGTCCTTCGCTGCTGACCCCGTCGTATTCGAGCAGATCCCGCGCCTGATCAATCTGGCCGAGCGCCGCATCGCGCGCGAGCTGAAGATCCAAGGCTTCATCAACGTCGTGAGCGGCACGCTGCAGAGCGGCGTGGCCGTGTACGCCAAGCCGGACCGCTGGCGCGACACGGTGAGCATCAACATTGGCACCGGCACCAACAGCAACACGCGAAGGGTCGTCTTCGCGCGCGCCTACGAGTACCTCCTGAGCTACTGGCCGGATCGCACTGCCACGGCGCAGCCCGAGTACTATAGCGAGTACGACTACACGCACTGGCTGCTCGCGCCGACGCCCGACGCGGACTACCCCTTTGAGGTGCTGTACTACGAGCTGCCGCCGCTGCTGGACGACGCCGTGCAGACCAATTGGCTGACCGAATACGCGCCGCAGCTCTTGCTCTACGCCGCACTGCTGGAGGCGACGCCGTTCCTGAAGAACGACGAGCGCATCCCCGTCTGGCAGAACATGTATGATCGTGCGGCCGCGATGCTGAACGGCGAGGATCTCGCCAAGATCCTCGACCGTGCGTCGGTTCGGAAAGAAACGTAATGACCAACACCTATACACAAATATTTGGTGGCACGACGATCTACCCGTCGGATGTGTCGTATCTGGCGCTTGCGCTGACGGCCGACACGGCGCTGGACTGGCCGCTCGAGAGCAACACGCTCCTGCGGCCGGCGGCGCGCATCATAGACGTGACGCCGACCGGTGCCTTCTCGATCCTCATGCCGCCCGCGGACGAGACCGGCGTCGGCCAGACCGTCCTGTTCAACAACCTCGGGCCGTCCACCGTCACCGTCAAGAACAGCGCGGGCGGCACGCTCCTGTCCATCGCGCAGGGCGAGCAGTGGCAAATCTACCTGACGAGCAACACCACGGCCGCCGGTACGTGGCGCGTGTTCCGCTACGGCGCGGCCACGGCGCAGGCGCAGGCCTCCGCGCTGGCCGGCTTCGGCCTGACGGCGACCGGCTCGACGCTGTCGCAGTCCACGCCCGTCACGCTCTTCAACACGAACTACACGGCTGGCGGCTCCGACCGCGCCAAGATGTTTGTCTGGACGGGCGGCCTCGGCACGCTGACGCTGCCGACAGCGGCGGGCGTCGGCGCCGACTATTTCGTCGCCGTCCGCAACGGCGGTAGCGGCAACCTCGTCCTCACCCCGCAGGGCCTCGACACGATCAACGGCGCAGCCAGCCTGACACTGACGCCCGGTGACAGCGCCACGGCGGTGACGGACGGCACGAGTTGGTACACGCTGGGCCTCGGCCAGAGCGCCGTGTTTGCCTTCGACTTTACGTCGGTCAACCTCGGCGGCGTGAGCGGCAACTACACGCTCTCGGGCGCCGAGTTGAACCGCATCGCCTACGAGTTCACGGGCGCGATCACGGGCAACGTCGAGATCGTCGTGCCGAAGACGACCCAACAGTACTGGGTCTCGAACGACACAACGGGCGGCTCGTTCACCCTGCGCGTCAGGACGAACACGCAGTCGCCGGGTGTGCTGGTCGCGCGCGGCAGCCGCGCCATCCTGTACTGCGACGGCAATGAGGTGGTGGACGCCGAGACGGGCGGCATTGCCACGCCGGTCGCTGTTGCCGACGGCGGTACGGGCGCAACGAGTGCGGGCGCGGCATTGATCAACCTCGGCGGCACGGCCGTTGGCACGGGCTTGTTCACTGCCGCCACGACCAATGACGCGTGGACGGTGCTGGGCGTCGCTCCGGCGGGCACCGTCAACGGCGGCACGTTCTAAATGGCGTCGCGCGTCGTCCAGATACGCTCGCAGCCGGGCATCAAACGCGACGGCACGAAGTTCGAGGGCGACAACTACGTCGACGGACAGTGGGTGCGCTTCCAGCGTGGCCTGCCGCGCAAGATCGGCGGCTACCGCGCGATCAGCAAGTACCTGCGCGAGATCAGCCGCGCAATGCACGAGTTCACGCAGAACAGCCTGACCTATGTGCACAGTGGCTCGGCCAATCTGCTCGAGCGCTTCTACATCGACAACGGCTTCAACACGTCGGTCATCACCAACCGCACGCCGTCAACGCTGGCGACTGACCCGAACAACCTGTGGCAGTTCGACGCCATCGCCGCGCCGGGCCTTGGCGGCATGCAGCTCGTGGCGCAGGTCGCGCCGAACCTCGAGTGCATCTGCAACAGCCTCGGCGGCCAGCTTTTCTTCGGCGACCTGTTCGGCACTGCGCCGCTGCAGCCGATCACCAACCTGCCGGCCGGCTACAGCGCCACCGGGGGCGTGGTGGTGCTGCACCCGTACACGTTCATCTTCGGCAACGACGGCTATGTGGCGTTCTCGGTGGCGGGCGATCCGACGGACTACACCAGCCTCGGCTCCGGCGCCGCGAACATTGCCTCGCAAAAGATCGTCAAGGCCATCGCCCTGCGCGGTGGTCCCGGTAACTCGCCGTCGGGTCTGTTCTGGTCGGCCGATGCGCTGGTGCGCGCCTCGTTCATCGGCGGCGCGCCGGTGTTCCAGTTTGACACGATCAGCACGCAGAGCTCGATCCTCGGAGCGAACACGGTCATCGAGTACGACGGCATCTTCTACTGGGTGGGCACTGATCGTTTCTTAATGTTCAACGGCGTCGTGCGTGAGGTGCCGAACAATCTCAACCTGAACTACTTCTTCGACGGCCTCAACCAGTCGCAGCGCCAGAAGGTGTTCGCGATGAAGGTGCCGCGCTACGGCGAAATCTGGTGGTGCTATCCGCGCGGTGACGCCATCGAGCCGTCGCACGCCGTCATCTACAACATCCGCGAGAACACGTGGTACGACTGCGAGCTGCCCAACGGCGGCCGCAGCGCGGCGGTGTCGCCGACTGTGTTCCCCAAGCCGATCATGACGGGCGTCGTGCCGAGCATCGCCCCAGATCAGGTGCGCGTCACTGAGGCCGACGACACGCGCATCACGGAGACGGACGACAACGTGCGCGTCACGGAAGACAGCGGCGTCGATCAGTACCGCCTGTGGGTACACGAGGTGGGCGTTGACGA